GAAGATTCGTTGATTGCCCACAACCAGAAGATGCTGACATCATTCGTCGAGTTCTCTCCCAGTTTAGTGAGAAACTTCAGAAAGAGATCCTCAGTACCCCCACATTTGTGTACACACCGGAGCAATTCAGTGCGTGCTACGACGGGCGGAAAAGGAAAATCTACGATGAGGCAGGCGTGGCGTTCACCACGCGAGGTGTGGATAGAAAAGATAGTTGGGTGCACCCGTTTGTGAAAGCTGAAAAGTACACAAAGCTTGGTGCCGTTCCGCGAGTGATTCAAGCTCGAGGGCCAGTCTATAATTTAGCAGTGGGTTGTTACCTGAAGCCATTGGAGCATCAGGTGTTCGATGCCATCGATAGAGTTTTCGGATCAAAGACGGTCTTTAAGGGACTCAATGCTGAGCGACGGGGTAAACATTTAGCCAAGAAGTGGTTTAAGTTTGCCGATCCAGTTGCGCTCGCGTTGGATGTGTCCCGTTTTGACCAACATTGTTCCGTGCCCGCGTTGCGTTGGGAGCATAAACAGTATTTGCTCGCGCATGATCCAGCCAATCGAGCATGGCTGGGAAAACTACTAAGTTGGCAGTTGCGAAACACCGGTGTGAGTTCAGTGTGTGATGGTGAAATCAAGTACAGGAAGGAGGGTTGCCGCATGAGTGGCGACATGAACACTTCGCTAGGAAATGTACTGCTGATGTGCTCCATGATTTGGTCGTTCATGCAAGAAATGAACGTCAAGTGTGAGCTGGCGAACGATGGTGATGATTGTTCACTCATGTTTGAGAAGCGCGACCTCGAGAGGGTGGCTGGCGCTATTACTCCATGGTTCCTGCGTTTGGGCTATGAAATAGTCGTTGAGGGCACCGCAAATTACTTGGAAGAGATCAAGTTCTGCCAGTGCCATCCGATATGGACCAAGCGTGGTTATGTGATGCTGAGAGCAATTCCGGTGTCATTGGCCAAAGACTGTGTTACGTTTAAGACTTTAGAGTCAGCGAAGGCATGGATGAAGTGGCGAAAGGAGATTGGTGACTGTGGCGCATGCCTAGCAAGTGGCATGCCAATTGCTCAGAATTTTTACCAAACACTCCTGAGAGGCCTACCAGTGCGACTGAAGACGGGGTTCCAGCAAACGATGCAATCAGGCATGTTGTGGCTGTCGAAGGGGATGAGGAATCGAGTGGTGCCTATAGAAGAGGCAACAAGAGTGAGCTTTTGGCGTGCATTTGGGATAACTCCAGAGACCCAATTTGAACTGGAAGCATACTACGACAGTATTGAACTGTCCTACAATCCTGTGTTGAGCGATCTGCTCCACGGGGAGGATGGTTTCACCACTGGCGCGATTGACTCTTGGTTCTAGTGGAGCAGAGGGAGGGCAAGGGCCCCCTGCTTTTACAAGAATTTAACCAATTCACAAAACCGAACCGATTTCTCAAACCGAACCGAAACCGACCGATGTCGAAAACGATTACTATACGAGACTTACAAACTTTAACAAATTTGAGGAAACTCAAAGGGCCAAGGGCTGCCCAGCAGAAATATCTGCAAATGCCCCTCCCGCGCAGTTTTACTGGCGGACCGCGTATGCGCGTAAGGCGTCAGGCTGGCAATGCCTCACGTGCGCAGCGGAGCGGCAAACAAGCCGTGCGGGGATCTGGTACGATCACAAGAGCAAATGCCCCCGTATCAATTGGACAAAAGGTGCAGAGCATGCCAATTTTGCAATGTTCGGCCGCGAGTGTTGGTAGTGAGCCTGGCTTTGGATTTTCCGCAAAGGGATTGTCCAATGTGTTCACCATCACCACTAGCTCCGGCGTACAGTCCTCACAGGACGTGTTCGCCTCCGTGCCCATTAACCCTACTGAGGTGTGGGCACCGACAACCACTGATGGCTTGGCCTCAGCTGGTGGAGCGATTACTGGGACTGTTGCTAAGAACATTCTCACTAATTTTGAGCGGTTTTACCCCAAGCGCGTTCGAGCCCGTTGGATTCCAACTTTGCCCACAAGTGCAAGCGGGAATGTGGCGCTCGCTTTCGTTGCAACACCATCCGTGGCGCAGACAACATCTGGCCCTGATCCCACGAGCATTGCTACTTTGCTCGACTTACCAGTTTCGAAAATGGTGAGTGTGTGGGAGCCTATGGAGCTATCCTGGAACCCTGGCAAGTACCCAGAGCGAATGATTGAGACGTACTCAACAGTATTTGTTGGGCCGCAGTCTCTCTTGGCTCCTGGCACGCTTATAGTCGGGTTTTCCGGGGTGGCCTCCGGCGCCGGGTCAACCGTGAATGCTGGCCGCGTTGAGGTCCAAATTGATTATGCAGCATATGAGCCAAGCGCCAATGCATTGCAAACTTAGACAGAGCGAAATACCTGTCAACTAACAGCTAGCAAGCTCAAACTGTTAGTATAGGCGTAACTGAGCATACCTAGCCTCATGGAGTGAGGCCCCTATAACTCTGGGAAAGAGTTGATCCCAAGTGGCGTTTGGGTGCAATATTCACGTAATGGTGGAATGCACTACGGCTGTGTGAGGAAGGAGGTGTGGCGTTATAGATGAGAACGTTGTCAAGGACTGGTAACCCTATCCGTGGCTCTCTAGTTAGTAACACCGATCCTGATCACCTAACACTTGTGGGGATCACAGATACCATAAAGAACTGACGATGCTGGTGACAGTGCCAGGTACTATGACGAACCGAATAAAGCTATGGACGTGCGCTGCTTCTGAAACAAGGTGGTGCTATGTGATGCATGGGAGTTTTCCGCTATGGCGGTTTTGTTCCCTGAAAACCATTCTAGACACATATTGTACGTTCACAATCAGAGTGAAAAGGTAGCTAAAAGCTATAAAGAAAC